CATTAATAATGATATAATCACAACCCAACTGCTCCAACATAGCACGGGCGACTGTTGTTTTCCCAACACCTGCTGAACCTGATAGGATAAGGTTGGGAATATTCTTTTGATCAACGAATTGTTGGAAAGTTTTCTTAAGATCACAAGGAAGAATAGTATCTTCAATAGTTTTAGGACGATACTTTTCTACCCACAGGAATTCTTCATTCATTATCTCACCTCATCATAATTTATTAACCAAACACGACCTTGATATTTGGACCAACAATCAATGCATTGATTTCTTACTTGCTCTCCATGCCTTTTAAATTTACCTAGTTTAGAAGGAGTCTCGCAGTAAAATTCATGTGCAAACTTTGTTTCACGACATGCATTACAACGTTTTGTTGCAATCTCAGGACCGAATAGTGTTTGTATAACTAACGGATCTGGTATCTTTCTCATCACATATCTCCATAATAAAAGTAAGGGGACCGAAGTCCCCTTTATTATACTAAAAAGTTGAACTCTGTTCAACTGCAATATAATACTCAATATCTTCATGAGAGAAGTGAGAAATTCCCTTTGAAGAAATAGTCACGTCATAATCGCCTGGTAGAATCTTAATATTCTCTGCCTTAAAGATAGCACGGAAAACCTTATCGGTTGTTCCAATAAGAATAGAAGAAACGTCACCAGTAGGATTCTTAGAATCAGCAGCCTGTAGATATAGGTTTTCACCATCACCCATAACAACAATCTCAGGAAGACCTAGAATACCAGCATTCTTTTCAATGTTCTTTAGATCATCATTGGTAAGTCTGAATGTGACGTCAACGCTTGGTAGATTGATTTCCCTTTCAGGAGCCTTTAGAACTGTTGACTCATCAGCGTAAACATAATGAGTCTTCTGGTTACCATCTGAAATGTCAACAGACTTATCACCAAACTTAAACTCAGGATCTGTAAAAGTACTGACGATAGAGATGAAGCGATCTAGATTATAAATCGCAAATCTCTGATTGAAGTCAGTCTTTACCTTTGCCTTTGCCATGATTGTCTTGTTAGGCGAAATAGTCTTAAGAACATTCCCTTCCTGAACAACAATAGATGGATTAATCTTAGCAAAGTTCTTCATAACATTAAGTGTGTTTGTATCAATCTTCATAATATATCTCCTTTATCACTTTTTCTTTTTAAGCTGAGATGGATCTGCTGTTGCTGAAGCACCAATAGTTGCTAGATCAGCAAGAGAACCACCAAAAATATAAGAACCAACGTGCTGTAGTTTCATCCATGGACAGAACCAAGTACGTAACCCAATGTCCTGAGCTTTCTGACAGAACCAATAATCTTCTGAAAGATAACGCTTGGACCTCTTACTATTGAGTTCCTGAGCAGTCGCAAAAATCTTTTTAATTTCTGTATCAATAGCATCTGGATCGTTTAACTTAAGAGAAGCCAAACGCTTCATCTCAGACTCATAATAACGCCCAAAGTCAAGTTGGTCAACTTCTGCCTGAAAGAACTGTAGAATTTCTCTAGTTCCATCAAAGTGTTCTGTTCGAACATGGTCTGGCCTATAAGAATACATTCCCTTGTATTCATCATAAAACTTTTGCATGGCCTTTTTGGTAACCATCATGAACCCTGTTCCAATCTCAAGAACTTCTACTGGTTCATTAAGAGGAATGCTTTGAGTACCGCCTTTTGGATTAAATACGTAATCGCCAACGAATTTTTCTAGAACATTAGGGTCTTCGTCAGCAATACCTTTGTCTACTGCCAATTTAATCTTTTCCCAAGATATACACTTCTTAGGATAAGGACCACCGATAATGTCATACTTATCTTCTTCGTTAGCCTGAAGAGCCATAAGAGCTATAACATCTTGTGGGTTAAAACCAATATCTGAGTCAATGAACATCATGTGTTGTGAATCAGATCTCATAAATTCGTCACAACAATAATTACGTGCACGTGTAATTAAAGACTCATTAAACAGATAATAAAACTGTAATGGAATACCATACTGAGTGCAAATAGAAGCTAGATCAGATGCTGACTTTGCAAACATACCGGCGCACTGCCCACCATACATTGGAGCAGCAACGAATAACTTTCTTTCACGTAACTTTTCAACAGGAATCTTAATTTCCATTTATTCACCTTTCTTATAGTGATCGTTATATAACATCATTAATGTATAATGAAGAACCTTCATAAGATCGTCTTTATTGCTGCCATGTTTTTTACCATAGCGCCAAAGATACTTGATAGCTGTGTTTCGGAAGGTAGGCATAGAGTCACCGAGGGCGAGCCACACGTCGAAACATTCTATATTTTGCTCTTCAGTCATATAGTGTTGCCCATATGTCTTATCTATATAGGCTTTGAAATCAGTAATAATCTGATCTTCCTTATATTTATAAGGAATGTTTTTAGGAAATTCCATCAATCCTCCAAATATTTCATAATATGATCTACGATAACTTTTTGTTCTTCTTTATTATTATTCTTAAACTTTGTAACATTAAACATTAATGTCATGTTGGAAAGAATATTAGCAAGTTTTGTTTCACGACCTCTCAACCAAGTTTCGTTTTGCTCGCTGCCTCTTTCCTTATACCGTTCCTCTCTTACATTCTTTTCTGTCTGTAGATAAATGATTTCAATATCATAATTATCCAAACAATGTTCTAGAAACGATGATGTGAAAAGACGATCGCCTTCAAAAAGGACGACCGCATCTTTATCTAAACTTGCTAGAAATTTGATTGCTTCTGGCTGTACAGCCATTGACATACGATCTGTACCAGAGAATGTCTCGCCATCATCATACTTACCTAGGATATAATTACAATCATACTGTAGATATGGCACAAGTTTTACTTCGTCGTAAACTTTGAGCCAATTATATTTTGATATAATCTCTTTCATTAAAGTGGACTTACCAGATCCTGGTTCGCCGCCTATAGCAATCACTTTCATATTTACTCCATAAATGTAATAAGGGTAGCACGTTTTGGTCTTTTAGGTTTTTTAATTTTTGGTTCTGGTTTTTTAATTTCAGGTAACTCTTCGAACAAACCTGTGCTGTCTAACACTCCATGTTCACAGTAATAAGCCATTTTACTATTATCTATCTGATTAGTCAATAGTTTATTATTTAGAGTTTCAACACGAGCATCCCACATTGGTTGCCAATCAATTCCAACCCAACCGTCTTTTTCACATTTAGCAATTTCTTCAGCTTGGCGATCTAGATAATAACCTAGATAACGCCCATGTTTAACTCTGAATATCTTTTTAAAAGAACAGAGACATGTTTCCATATCAAAGTAATCTGTATCAGGAAATTCTTTTCTAACCTCTTGTAAGATTAGATACGCTTGTTCGTTTAGATACCCTAATTGAGATCCGTTCAATTTCTTATCATACCAATCAGTTTCACCAAGAGCAAGACACAAACCATTACGATGTGAACGAGATCCAGAATAATCTTCAAGCATAAGACTAGTAGGTTCAATAGGAAGACCACAACACTGCTTTAATGTTTGCATGTAAAACCAAGTTGAGTATCTACCAAATTTATGAAATTTTGTTTTTACCTCTTTCCAAAGATTATCAAAATTTTCTCCGGGAGTTTCTATTAAAAAAGGCATCAATGCATCAAACTGAGTTCTATCACCAACCCATTTTTTATAAGATTCAAACTGAGAGGGTAGATGACCCTTATTCCATTTAGTGTCTGTCTGGTAACGAAGGCGCTTGTAGTTGGTATTGTTCCAATCTTTTAAACGTTCAAGTCCAACAAGTTCCATGTCTGGGAACTCATTCCATATCACCCATGTTGTTGGAAAATAATACGTTGTTCCGTAGATCCAAGCAATCCAGAGTTTCTGCTCTGTGTTATGCTCAAACCTACGGAACAAATAGTTGGTCATGAAGATCGCTGGATCGCAATCCTTTATGGAAAGCGACCAGCGATACCAGTTTATAAAGTCTTCTTTAAGCTGCTTTTGTAGAGTTTGTTGGTTCATTTTTCAGAACATCTTTCTCAACATCATAAAAACATGGAAGATATTCTAGCTCGACCCAATCCATTTTAGCGATTTTTAAACAATCTCTAATTGCCTTGTCTAAGTCGTTGCGTTTATTCCAATTACTTGGAGAACTATTCTGTCTAAAACTATTAACAACACCTCCAATACCAGCAAAGATTACTCGGTCAGCAGATTGACTGATGCAACCATAATCTGGATTATTTTCAATAAAACTCTTAGTTCTATTATCTAGTTCATCCTTATCATAGTTATAAAAATTATACTTAGATCCTTCTTGATCTTGTAAGAACTTTTTACGAACTGTAGTGATCAAAGCAGACAGAGAACTAGTTGAATATTCTTTATCGTAAAGACGGTGAAGAATAGCTTTCATTTCTGAAGAATTAAAACTAACTCCCTTTTCTTTCAAAGAAAGAATAGTCCTCTTAACATCTTCTTTAGAATTACCCTCTTTGACAACAGGTTCTTGATTCATAATCCTTCCAAAATGTTCCATTATAGAAAAATCATTATGGAATTCTTCAGCAGGAACATAAAGCACAGGAATGGTTGTCCATTTTGCTTTAATAGCTGCTTCAGCAGTGTGATTACCGTCAAGAATTTTTTTAATTCCGTTTTTAAAAACAACAACAACCACTGGATTAATATGCTTGCGTGCTTCTGCAGGGTTTGACATTCTTTCAGAAAGAATATTGACGTGGTGATTGTGTCTGCGCTTAAAGCGAATCTGAATACGCTGCATATTCTTGACTTCGCCAACATATACTTCAGCTACTTGATAATACTTTTTCCCTTTATCTACTTTTACTTTTTCTACAATC